AGTAGTGTACTCCACACTAATACAAAAAGTTCTTTTGGTAGATAAAATAAAAGAAGTTTAAAAGATGTCAGAGATTGTTTTTGAAGATGCTGGGCAAATCACTTCCAGTACCTTTAATCCTGATGTTCAATATATTGCATTTAAAAGGAACCATACAAATGGCCTAACATATGACCAAATAAGAATTTTCTTCTTAAATGGGAAAAAAGCAAAGGAAACTCTTGCAAAGAGAAGTGAAGAGAGTGTCCAACTCAATTTTGGTGGCTGGAGAGTTCTTGTCATGAATACACATTTTCCTGGGAACAGGAACATGTTGATTCCTGATGAAGCTATGACACTGCATAGATTGAGTGGCTACCTGGCAAGATACTTGCTAGAGAAAATGCTTGCTGTCCAAGAACAAGAGAGGCTGGTCATTACAAACAAGATTGTCAATCCCATTGCTGCATCGAATGGAATCACATGGCTTGATGGCCCAGAGGTTTACCTCTCATTTTTTCCAGGATCTGAGATGTTTTTAGAAGCTTTCAAGTTTTACCCATTGGCAATTGGCATCTACAAGGTTCAGAAGAAGATGATGGAGTCTAAGTACCTTGAAAAAGCAATGAGGCAGAAATTTGCTGGAATGGATGCTGCATTATGGACACAACAAAAGTACTCTGAAGTAACTAATGCTCTTGCAGTTGTTAGCAACCTTGGCTGGAAAAAATCCAATGTGAGTGCTGCTGCAAGGGACTTCCTGGCCAAATTTGGAATTCAATTGTAATCCAGGAAAGTCCACTCTAACATAATTTGCCATTAATTGGAAATAAGAAATCATTACTATAATCAATTATTCATTTTAAAAAAAAAAAAAAAAAAAAAAAAAAAAAAAAAAAAAAAAAAAAAAAAAAAAACACACAAAAACAACTGCTAAATGGGTGGGTGGTAGGGGAAAACACTGATGAACAGTTTATACGAATAGCTGCTCTCATTTTATCTTTACATATTTCACATGGTATTTATCAAAATTTTTATTCTATTTAAAGTATTAG